CGCATGCTCGCGGCGGTTCAACTCCGCCTCGCGGGCGGCCAATTGTTCGGGGGTGAGGGTCATGGAGTTCTTGTCCTCTTCGCTGTAGGCGGGGGCGGGCGGGCAGTCTTCGGGCTCGGGCCTCGCGGCCTGCAGCTCCAGGTTGCCGACGAGGTACGTGGGCAAGACCTTGTCGGCCTCGTCCAGGCCGAACTTGGAGATGATCCAGTCGCGCAGGCCGCGGAACGCGGACGCCACGCTCATCGCTTCGATGTCGCCGAAGCTCACCACATCGGCGTCGCTGCCGGAGAACTCCGGCTGGCGCAGGCCCTTCACGGCGGGCGGCTGCGCCCCCAGGAAGCCGACGTGCCGCAGATACCACACGCCGGGAACCGGGTTGGCCGCCGCGTCGGGACGGTAGAAGCTGGCCGAGATCTTCTTGAAGGCGCCGCTGCGGACCATTTCCGCGAAGTCCGGGTTGACCTGGTCGGGCTGGGCCTCCAGGGCGCCCTCGCTGAAGGCCAGCGCCTTGATCCAGCCGTAGGCCGGCAGGTTGTGGGCGGGATGGCCGACGACGATGGGCGCCTCGTGGAGCTGGGGGTTGTACGCCGCCACCGTGGCGCGCAGGTCGGCCTCGGTGTAGGTCAGCTTCTCGCCGTTGCTGGCCGTTTGGAGGCCCGGCTTGAAGATCTGCAGCGGCTTGGTGGGCTCGATGGCGGTAGGCATGGCGCCATCATTGCGCACCGCTTGGCCGGTTCGGCATTAAGGCGCTTGAATGATTCCGGCTGAATCTCGCGCGTGCGCATGGCGAGATCCTTGCCGGGGAGGGGGAGGGTGGGGGAAGCCCCAACCAACCAGACCTCATCCTGGCCGTTTATTGGCCATTTAAAATCGATTCTAGGGGTGCCTCGGGTGTCCCAGGAGGGGGCGGGATCGATCAGAGGCCTTCCTGGGCCTCCTACGCGATTTGCGATCTAGGGGCCGGGGTTCGGTTGGCCGACCTGGTCGAGCAGCTCGCGGAGGTAACTGGGGAAGACGAAGTAAGAGACCACCGGCGTGATGGCTTGCTGCCGCTCGCTCAGGGTGTAGTAGCCGGAGAGGATGCCCGCCAGCTTCAGGCGCCCGCCGATCGTGGCGACTGCCGGGCTGCCGCTGTTCCCCTCGACGTTGTCCACCGCAGCGGGGAACCGCCTGGTCCCCCTGGTCAGCGGAACAGGACGACCGGTCGCGCGATCCAGGCACTCGACCGTGTCGAGGATCGGGCCGTCGCGAACTTCGGCGTCGTAGCCGGGTGGGCGGTTCGGCCGCAGTTTGTAAGCCAGCAGCTGGACGCGAGCACCAGGCGGAGCCGTCCACTCGTCGGGAGTCGCGAAGGCCGCCAGCGGGATGGGCGAAATGCAGGCGCGACCCCGAAAGCGCGCCAGCGTCTGCGAAAAGTCCAGCACCATGAGGTCGATGTCTTCGTGGGGGTGAAGGTGCCAGGGGCCCTCGGGGCCAGGGATGGGGATCTCCACCAGCCCGGCTTCCGGCCGTCCGATCCGATAGTCTGCTCGATGAAAGTGGGCTTGCCAGGGCGCTTTCCACTTCCTCATCGTCTCCAAGACGTGCTTGTTGGTGCAGAGGTAGGTACGGCCCTCCTGGCCTGCCTCGCCGGTGGAGACCAAGAAGAAGGTGCCGGCGCCACCGACGGGACTGCCGCCCATCACGAGGGCCTTGCGGAACCGCGTCAGGTCGTCATCGCCCGCCATCATCAACCTCCCCGCCACAAGCGAAGCGCCAGCAACGCCGGCCAAGATGAGCGCCCAAGCCCACCTTGGCGCCTTCCTCACAGCCGGCCACCGGACCACACAACCCGCCCGACCACCCGGAACACATCGTTATTGCGCGGGTTCACAGTCTCGGACTTGTACTTCGGGTTGTCGCTCAAGACCTCGATCGTCCCATCGATCCGGAAGTGCAGGCGCTTCACCAGGATGCGGTCGTTGACGTTGAGCACGTAGATGGCGTTGTCGGCGTCCAGTGCCTGGCTGCAGTCCACGAGCAGCAGGTCCCCATCATCGATCGTCGGCTGCATGCTGTCGCCGCGCGCCTGGATCACGACGAGGGCCCGAGGGTCCAGGCCCAGCTCTCGGCGGAGGAACTCCGTCTTAAACAGCAGGACGTCCACGATCTCCTCGCCGGGGATCAGAATCTTGTCGCCAGCGGCAGCCTTCACGTCGCGCCGCGGGATGGCGGTGTAGCGGCTCGCGTCGATCAGCGTCAGGTAGTCGCCGGCGAGGTTCGCAGGCGCCAGCTTGCTATCCCAGTCGCCCCGCAAGATTGCGCCAAGGTCCGCGTCCTCCGGGATGTCGCCACGGTCGATGGCGGCAGTCAACGCCTCAAGGCGATCGGGGTTGAACGTCTTGAGCAGCTCCGCGAGCTTCGTGGCGTGGAAGAGCTGAGCCGACGCGTCGTTAGGTCGCATCGGCTCCTCGCCGGTCAGGAGCCATTCGGGCCGGACGCCGGTGCCGGTGGCAAGATCGAAGATCTTTTCCATCCCAGGCAGGGAGTCTCCGCCTAAATATCGGCGGAGGAGACTCTCCGCCATGTGCATCTTCTTGGCGACGGTCGTGACCGCCGTATCCCCAATGGCGAGCCGGAGACGCTCCTGGAAGCCAGCAAGAGGTGTTGCGTGATTGGTCAAAATTTAGGCGCTCAAAGTGAAAATTTTGCTTGACTGTTGATCTAAATTTGTGCGAATCTACTCGTGGTTGATCTAGAAACACATACCCTCGCTTGCATTGGATGTGACGGATGCACCAACAGCTCGTAATCGCCAACCTGAAGTGCAAAGGCACGTCGCTAGCCGCCGTCGCCCGCGACCTGGGCAAGTCCTACAGCACGGTGTACTCCGTGCTGGTGGGCCAGCGCTCGAAGGTCGTGGAAGCTGCCATCGCGGCCGCTCTCGGTCTCCCGGTCGAAGAGGTGTTCCCCAATCGTTACCCCGGCAAGGTGTCCAAGTAGCGCATGCAGACTACATCGCAGCCCGTTTCGATTTTCGCCACTGATTTGAACCATGGTTCAAATCGCACCCTCCGATTTCCACAAGCTGTGGAAATCCCCGCCGTGATCGCGGGAGGGCCGTGCGCGTGATGCAGACCTACTTCAGCGCCAAGGAGCTGGCGGAGTTCAAGGCCCCGAGCCTGCCCGCGTCGGAGCGCCGTATTCAGATGCGCGCCAAGGACGAGGCCTGGGCCACCCGCCGACGTGCGGGCGAGAAGACCCTGGAGTACGCGCTTGCCAGCCTGCCGGCGGCGGCTCAGGCTCATATCCAGGCGGCCTTGTGCAACTTGCACAACGGAACGGATCATTCCGTCGAAGCCGACACGATGATCAAGCAAGCGCCAGAAGCGGCTTTGGCGGCCGACGTGGCGGCGGCGCGCGAGACCCTGGCGGCCGAAGAGCGCAAGGCCCTGATCGCCCAGCGGATGGAGGCCCGCGTGGCCTTCGCCACCAAGACGGAGCGCACGCAGGAGAAGAGCTGGGCCCGCAACGAGGTCCTGGACGCCTGCGTGGCCTGGCAGGAAGCCCGGCGCGCGGAAACCATTGCCGCTGGCCACAAGCCCATGGGCCTGGTCACCGCCGACCACCTGTTCTGCCTGGAGTACAACGCCGGGCGGATCGAAGTCCACCCGGCCACCCGCGAGCGCGTCCCCAGCCTGTCCAAGGCCTCGCTGGACCGCTGGCGCGAGCGCCGGCAGCTAGCCGGCACCACCGGCCTGGCCGACCGTTACCAGGGCCGGGCGGGCGCCGGAAAGGTGGACCGCGACGAGAAGCTACAGGCCCTCATCGTGCGCCAGGCCAAGGACAACCTCCACGTACGCGTCCCGCACATCCTGGACGAGATGCGCTCCCAGGTGAAGGAGGGCGGCCTGCTGGAGCACCTCTGGCAACCCGGGATGACCCGCAAGCACGTCAACGCCGTGCTGCCTTCCGCCTCCGCCGTGCGGCGCTGGCTGACCAAGCTGCAGGAGGGCCCCTTGGGCAACGCGCTCGACGCCATCAAGGACCCGGACGGCCACCGCGGCCGGCGCAAGACCGCCTTCGGCAACGCGGACGGCAACGTCGTGGACTTCTGCCAGCTCTGGGAGCTGGACTCCACCAAGGGCGACATCCTGCTGGCGGACGGCAAACGCTACGTGGTGGTGGGCTGCATCGACGTCTGGAGCCGCCAGGCCAAGCTCCTGGTGGTGCCGACCTCCAAGGCGGTCGCCATCGGCGCGATGTTCCGCAAGGCCCTGATGGACCCGATGTGGGGCGTGCCGCAGTGCATCCGCATCGACAACGGCTCGGACTACATCTCGAACTACATGAAGGACCTGTACCGCGACCTCGAGATCGAGACCTGGGTCTGCCCGCCCGGCCAGCCCCAGAAGAAGCCTTTCATCGAGCGCTTCTTCGGCACCTTCGCGCGCGGCCTGGTCGAGTTCCTGCCCGGCTTCGTGGGGCACAACGTGGCGGACCGCAAGGCCATCGAGAGCCGCCAGCAGCACGAGATGCGCCAGGCCAAGAAGCGCCTGGCCCTCGCCAACGACGCCGCGCACAAGCTGGTCTACGGCGGCGACCTGCAGCTGCGCATGACGCCCGACGAGTTCCAGACGTTCTGCGACCGCTGGCTCAACGTCTACCACCACAAGGAGCACGGCGCCCTGGACGGCCTCACGCCCTTCCAGAAGCGCGCCGCGTGGTCCGGCGAGCTGATGCACGTGCCCGAGCGCGCCCTGGACGTGCTGCTGCTCGAAGGCGAGACGCGCGTGGTGGGCAAGGAGGGCATCACCTTCGGGCGCCACACCTACGCGGCGGAGGAGCTGGACGCCCGCTGGCGCGGCAAGCCGGTCCGCATCAAGTACGACGTGGCGGACGCCGGCTTCCTGTACGTGTTCCACCCGGACGCGGAGAACGGCTTCATCTGCAAGGCCATCTGCCCGGAGATCGTGGGCGTGTCCCGCGTCGAGCTGGCGGCCAAGCTGGCGGCCGCGGATGGCCGCTACTACACGGACGGCAAGCGCCGCCTGCGCGCCATGGCCAAGCAGGCTGGCGACGAGACGCCCTACGACCGCATCTTGACCTACTACGAAGAGATCGACGCCAAGCTCACGCTCTTCCGCGGGCCGGCGGCCGAGCACTCCACGCCGATGCTGGAGGCCGCTGCCGCCGCCCTGGTGGACGCGCCCGCGCCGACACCGGCGCCCGACCTGACGGCCGACGAGCGCCGCCGGGCGGAGGCCGTGTTCTCGCGCAGCGTGCCAACCGAGGACCTGTTCGACTGGGAGCGCGCCATCTACCTGGAGGAGAAGCGCGAGTCCGCCCACGGGCTCACGCCCGAGGAGGCCGCCGAGCTGGAGCGCATGCAGCGCCAGCCGGGTTACGAGTTCGTCATCGACCACATGGGCGGCGCCCGGAGCGACAGGAGGGCCATGTGACCCAGCGCGCCGCTACGGGCTGATGTAGCCCTCTAACCACCAACCCACCCACGCAAGAAGGCCCCGGACTGCAACCGGGGCCCCGATGGAACGCGCTTGGAAACAGCCGGACGCGTTCGCCAGGAGGAATCATGAAACAGCAAATCGCCCAGGTCAAGAACGTGATGCGGCTGGGCCTCGCGTTCGCCTCGCTCGTGGAGCGGGACGCCGGCGTGCCCGGCATCGGGCTCGTCTACGGGTTCACCGGGGCGGGCAAGTCCACGGCCATCGCCCAGCTGATCATCCGCGTCAACGGCGTCTTCACCCGCGCTTCGGCGGTCTGGACGCCCAACATGATGCTCCAGGAGCTAACCCACGAGCTGGGCGGCCAGCCGGGCGGCTCCAACGCCCGCATGCTGAAGTACTGCTGCGAGGTGCTGGGCAAGGAGCCCACGCCGCGCGCCATCTTCGTGGACGAGGCGGACTACCTGCTCTCCAACACCAAGATGCTGGAGACCCTGCGCGACATCCACGACGTGACCGGCGCCCCGGTGGTGCTCATCGGGATGGACGGCATCCAGCGCAAGATCACGCTGCGGCCCCAGTTCTCGCGCCGCATCACGCAGTGGGTCGAGTTCAAGGCCCTGGACCTGAGCGACACCCGGACCCTCATCGACACGGTCTGCGAGGTCGCGATCTCCGACGACCTGGCCGGCAAGCTGCACCACGCGGCCGGCGGCTCCGTGGGCCTGATGACGGTCGGCCTCGCGCGCATCGAGCAGGTGGCGAAGAGCCAGGGCTGGGAGCGCGTTGACGCCAAGGCGTGGGGCGACAAGCAGTTCTTCCTCTCGCGGGCGCCGAAGGCTTAGGGCCGGAAAGGTGGGGGTGATCGACATGGCAGGCATCAAAGGCCAGATGCGGCAGAAGCCCACGGCGGGGGCGCGTGCGCGCACCTGGACCGCCATGCGCGTGCTGGGCTCGTTCACCATCGCGGACGTGATGGCAACGGCTGAGGTCACGCGCCAGAACGCCAGCAAGTACCTGGTGGCGCTGGAGCGCGCGGGCTTCCTGCTGCGCCTGAAGGACAACGTGAGCGGCCGCGCCGGTAGCCACATCCGCTACCGCCTGGTGCGCAATAGCGGGCCGGAAGCGCCGGCGGTCCAGACCAACGGCGACGTGCTGGACCTCAACACCGGCACGCGATACAGCCAGGGCGGCGAAGAGCTGGGGAGCGCCAAGCGCTCCGGGCTGATCGACAGCCAGCCGGCGGTCCTGGGCTGCGTGCTGGGCCTGCTGGCGACGCAGCCCCAGGTTGGCGCCGCCGCCATCGAGCGGCACCTGCGCGAGGCGCTCCGTGACGTGCCCGGCGTGCGCGTGCCGTCCTCGACGGTGATCCTGCGCTGGCTGCACGACCGCCGGCCCGCCAAGCCCCAGGAGGCCCGCCGGTGAGCGAGTGGATCGAAGCGCTGCGCGCGGAGTGCGCCCGCACCAGCCAGCGCCGCACGGCGGAGCGCCTCGGCGTCTCCACCAGCATGATCAACCAGGTCCTCAACGGCAGCTACCGCGCCGACACCAGCCGCCTGGAAGCCCGCGTCCGCGGCGAGCTGCTGGCCGAGACGGTCACCTGCCCCGTCGCCGGCGTGATCACCCGCCGCGCCTGCCAGGACCACCAGGCGCGCGAGTTCGCCTCTACCAACCCCGTCCGGGTGGCGCTGTACCGCGCCTGCCGCGCGGGCTGCCCCAACAGCGGCCTCAAGGAGGGCCAGTAGCCATGTCCACCCAACCGATCCAGTTGCTCAACCCCGGCGAGGGCTTCGACCTGTTCAGCGACCGCGAGCTGGAGCTGTGGACCCGCAGCTTCACCATGGCGGTGCAGGTCTCGGCCAAGAAGGTGGACGACGCCCAGGAGTTCCACACGCGCAACCAGGCGGTGCTCGCCGCCCTGACCGCGGAAGCGGAGCGCCGCCAGCGGCTGGCCCAGCAGGAGGACGAGCATGCGGCCTCGTAACGCGGAGCTGATGGCCGGCCTGCGCGCCGCCATGGAGACGGTAGAGGCGTTCGAGCGCCACGGCCTGGACGCCCCCGGCGGCCTGGTGGTGGTCAATGCCACGCCCATGTGGGCCTCGCCCATCCTGACGGAGGCTGCCCGGGGCCCGGTGCTGCCGTTCGGCCCCCGCACGAAGGGGGGCCGGCCGTGAGTACGCCCCTGCCGCCCTTCGCGCATCAGCTGGCCCGCTGGACCGCTCGCTCCGAGATGCACCTGGCCGAAGCCGTCACGCTGACCACCCAGCTCGCAGCGTCGGAGATGCAGTGCCTCATCCTGCAGGCGCGGATCGAAGACCTCACCGCCCGCCTGGCCCAGGCCGGCGACCCGTTCGAGCCCCAGTGCGACGGCCCCGGGTTGAGCCCGGCGCTGGACCGCGACCTGGAGGAAGCCCGCGCCCAGGCCCTGACCCAGCGCGAGCGCGCGGCCAGCCTGGCCGAGGAGAACGAGCGCCTGGTGGGTTGGCTCAAGGACCGCGAGGACCGCCTGAACCAGCTCTCCACGGAGTGGGAGCAGCAAGGCGCCCGGATCATGGAGCTGGAAAACCAGCTTGCCACCCAGCCCCGGGCCTGCCCGCAGTGCGAGACGCCGCTGGTGCTGGAGAAGACCATCGCCCGCGCCGAGCCCGGCCCGTCGTCCGATGCCGTCTCGTTCACCAAGAACAAGGCCAAGCTCAAGCCCAAGCGGCTGTGCCGGGTCTGTAAGACCGAGTTCATCCCCAACCTGTACTACAAGGCGTTCTGCAGCGACAAGTGCCGGCCGCCCGGAGGGAGGAAGTCCGCATGACCACGATGGAGAACCGCCCGCGCGAGCTGCCGCTGCGCGAGGTCCACGACAACCCCAACCAGCCGCGCTTCGCGATGAACGAGGAGGTCATCGCCGGCGCCCGCGCCGCGATGGACGAGGCAGGCGCCTTCCCGGTGGCGATGGCGCTGACGGTCCGCGAGCGCGCCGCCGGCGGCTTCGAGATCATCGCGGGCCATCACCGCGCCCGCGCCGCCCGCGAGGCGGGGCTGGAGCTGGTGTGGGCCTACGTCCAGGAGCTGGACGATCGGCAGGCGGCCATCGCGCTCGCCACCACGAACAACCAGGCCAGCATGACGCCGCTGGAACACGCGCGCCATGCGCTCTGGCTGGAAGAGCAGCATGGGGTCACGGCCGAGGAGTATGCCCGCCTGGTGGGCAAGTCCGTCCAGGCCGTCGAGCAGGCTATCACGGCGCTGCGCGTGCTGGAGGACCACGGCGGCCTGGCCGGCCCCAACGCCGAGGTGTCCATCGTGGCGCTCTCGGCGCTCGCCAACGTGGACGACGACGCCCAGCGGGCCTCGCTGCTCTTCCAGTTCCGCCAGCGGCGCACCACCGGCGTGCAGGCCCGCCAGGTGATCCAGGACCTGCGCGACGGCTTGGGGATGCGCGCTGCCTTCGACCGCGCGGAGGGGCGCGACGAGGTCCAGACCCCCAAGCCGCGCGTGGGCGCGTACGCCACCAACCCGGCCGGCCAGGCCGGGGACGCGGCGGCCGTGGCGGCGGTGCGGCTCAACCAGGAGCTGATCGCCGGCTACGAATGGACCCTGACGCTTTACCAGGCCCGCTGCGAGGAGCTGGAGGCCCGGTTCGGCCAGTACCTGGGCGACGGCTTCGCCGACGCGGTTGCCACGCGGCAGAAGCGCATCCTGCGCGAGCTGCGCGCCGACCCGAAGGCCAGGCTGCTCAAGCCCGCCGACGAGACCGCTGGCTGCGCCACGTGCGCCCACGGCCGCGAGAGCACGTTCAGCGACATCGGCTGGAGCTGCGCGGCCGGGCGGGCCGGCCAGTGCCAGCCCCTGACCTTGAAGAAGCACTGGGTCGCGAAGGAGGGCGACGAGGCGTGACGGAGGCGAAGGATCCGGAGGGCTTCACGACGTTCTGGGAGCGCTACCCGCGCCGGCGGCGTGGCAAACGCAAGCGGGCCGTGGCGGCTTGGCAGCGGGCGGTGAAGGGCGGCGCGACCGCGGAGCAGATCCTGGCCGGCCTGGACGCCTGGAACGCGAGCTGGGACTGGCGCAAGGACAACGGCGAGTTCTCGCCCGAGCCCCACCGCTGGCTCAACGACGAGGCCTGGCTGACACCGCCGGGGCCGCGCTTCACGGGACCCAAGCCCGTCGCCACGACCGCAGTGGGTAGCTCGTTCGACGCGATCGCCGCCTGGGGCGAGGAGGAAGACTAGATGCAAAAGGACGAATGGAAGCCGCTTGCGGCCCTGTTGGTGGCCTACTACCCCACCAGCTTCAAGATCGAAGGCGACGGCGATCCGGACTCCCCGGCCACCAAGCGCGGCCAGGCGATGCTGACGGCCTGGTACAACGGCCTGGCCGACCTGCCGGCCAAGCGCGTCCACGCGGCCATCATGCACATGGTCCGGACCAAGAGCGCGTTCCCCAGCATCGCCGACATCCGCAAGCACGCGGAGGCCGGCGAGCTGACGGCCGCGACGGCCTGGGCGGAGGTCATCAAGGAGGTCGGGCGCGTGGGGCGCGGCGGCGTGCCCAGCTGGAGCGACCCGCGCGTTGGAGGGGCCGTGGACGCGGTCGGCGGCTGGCAGTACATCTGCGATCTGCCGGTCAAGGACCACCCCACCACCCGGGCGCAGTTCCGCCAGGCCTTCGAGGCCGAGACGGAGCTGGAAGGCCGCCGGCGGACGTTCCAGGCGATGGGCGTACCGACGTCCCCGGCGCTGCCATCTGCGGCCACGCTGAAGCAGGTGCTGGCCGACAAGCCCGTCCGGCGGGTCGGCGGCCAGCTCGACCCCGAGGCGGTCCGCGGCGCGGCGTTCGAGATGTGGAACGTCGTGGACCACGTCCTGGGCTGCGGCTGCATCGTCAACCGCCCGGAGGAGCTGGTGGCCGCGCACCTGGCGCTTGGCAAGGCCTTGAAGGTGGTGAGCTGATGTACGGCCCCATCGACGGTGTCGCGCTCTACGAGGCCCTTGCAGGCGCGGGCGTGGGCTTCTTCTTCGGGTTCCTGTTCGGCTGCGACTGGGCCCGCGCCCACCCCGATAAGAGCGAGCCCTAGCGAAACCGCCGCGAGGCGGTCTGTCCGGCGTGGCGGCCGGGCACTGACGAGCAGCCACCAAGAAGGAGTACTTCCCCATGCAAGAAGACGTCACCCGCAACCACGAGCTGGCTAACGGCCTGGCGCGCGCCAGCGCCAAGCTCGACGCCCTGACCAAGGCCGGCATCGCGGTCCGCAAGATCACCGTGATCAACGGGGAGCCCGCGTTCATGCTGGGCGCCGACGAGGAGATGAGCGCCGGCCGAACGTCGGCGCCGGCCAGGCGCCGCTAGCCGCGCCATCCCAACCCATCCACCACGAGGAGGTCCACCGATGCAACAGAAGTCGCCCGCGGAGCGCCGCAACAACGACCTCGCGCGCATCCACGTCGCCAAGAAGGAGCTGCGCCTGGACGACCAGGCCTACCGGGACGTGCTGGAAGCGTGCGGGGGCGTCCGTTCGGCCAAGGACTTGGACCTGGCGGGCCGGCTGCGCGTGCTGGACCAGTTCAAGAAGATGGGTTGGGTCCCCAAGCCCGCTCCGGACGCGCCACCGCGCGAAGCTGCCAAGCCGACGCGGCAGCGCAAGTCCGAACCTGGCAGCCAGGACGCCAAGATCCTGGCGCTGTGGCTGGAGCTGAAGCGCGCGGGCAAGCTCCGAGAGCCCACGGACAAGGCGCTCGACGCCTACTGCAAGCGCATGACCGGCGTGGACCGGCGCGAGTGGCTCACCGCCAAGCAGTCCAACATCGTGATCGAGGGCCTCAAGCAATGGCTGGCGCGATGAGCGGGAGGAGCAACTACCCGGAGGGCCTGAGCCACCTGGCCTCGCTCATCGCGGAGGCGGCCGAGGAGCAGGGCTGCCAGCCCGAGGTGGCCGAGGCGGTGAGCCGCGGGGCGATCGAGCGCTTCCGGAAGGACTGGGGCGGCGCCCAGTTCTACGTGCCCAAGATGCTCAACGCCGAGGTGGCTCTGATGCACGCCTCCATCTTCAGCGCCTGGAACAGCGGCGAGGAGCCGGCCCAGCTCGCCCGGCGCTTCGGGAAGTCGCTGCAGCACATCTACGACATCATCCGCGAGCAGCGCAGGACCGCGAAATCCCAGATGAAAGGACTCTTCGATGACCTCAACTCCTGACGACACCGGCCAGCAGGGCCCGCGCTTCGCCACGCTGCTCGACCAGATGGCCGACTGGTTCCGACAGCGCACCGCCGCCCACACTCCGCCCCAGGCCGCGGAGCTGCGCATCCCGGCCCCCTTCGCCCCCACCGACAAGAGGACCCCATGAGCCCCAAGACCCACAACGACAACATCATCGGCTGGCCGGCAGGCGTGAAGCGCGAGGAGTACGCCGCCTGGAAGACCGCCCAGGAAGCCAAGGGCGTGACGGAGAACGTCAACCCGCAGGAGTACAAACGCCAGCGGGACCTTGGCCTGGTCGCCAGCGTGCCCGCCCGCGAGCCGGTGACGGCGGTGGTGCCGGCGGCGCCCGCGATTGAGGCCACGGTGGTCCCCTTCACGGAGCCGGAAGGGCCGCTTATTCCTGATGAACAACGCCGCTTCGCGGAGCTGGAGCACCTTATTGAGCAAAATATGCAGGGCTTCATGCGCGTGGGGCTGGCCCTGCTGGAAATTTCGAGGCTCAAGTTCTTCCGCGAGGACTACGACTCGTTTGAAGACTACTTGGAGGAGCGGTGGGGCTTCGGTGAGCGGCAGGGCTACTTCATGATCGAGGCGGCGGAGGTCGCGACGAACATCCAGCAGCTTGCCCCCGGCTGTCCCTTGCCTACTGCGCCTCGCCAGCTGCGTGGCATGGGTGAATTGTCGCCAGAGGACCAAGTAGCGGTCTGGAAGGATGCCTGCAGCCGCATCGGCGGCGACCTCGTGCCACCGGCGCGCGTCGTCAAAGAGGCGCTTGATGACTACCGCGCCAAGATGCCGCCGCCGGAGGAAAGCGGTAAGCGCCGCCGGGGCCGGCCGCTCAAGAGCGAGCAGGCCGCCAAGGAGGAGGAGGCGCCCAAGAAGCCCAACAACGAGTGGTACACGCCCGAACGCTACATCGACGCCGTGACGGACGTGCTGGGCACCATCTACCTGGACCCGGCCTCGTGCGACGAGGCCCAGGAGGTGGTCAAGGCCAACCGCTACTACACCGCGGACGACGATGGCCTGGAGCAGTCCTGGCACGCCAGCACCATCTACCTGAACCCGCCGTACGAGAGCCGCCTGGTGGGCCGGTTCGTGTCGCGCCTGCTCAAGGCCTACGCGGACAACGAGTGCGACGAGGCGGTCCTGCTGGTCAACGCCCAGACCGGCTCGCCGTGGTTCCAGCGGCTGTATGGCGAGCTGATGTGCTTCGTGGACCACCGCATCAGCTTCCGGCGGCCGGCCGCCGTCGAGACCACCGACGAGGAGCTGGAGGCCGAGCTGGACGAGGACGAGGAGCTGGACGGCCAGGGCGACGCTGCCCCGGCCAAGAAGAAGGGGGCGGTCAACGGCTTCCTCTACAGCGTCTTCGTCTACCTGGGCGACGACCCGAACGCCTTCATCGACCGCTTCAAGGAGTTCGGGCCGGTGGGCCGGTTCGAGCGGTTCGACCTTCCGGACGACGACGAGCTGCTGGAGGCGGCTGGCACGTAGCGCTAGAAACCACGAACGGCGGGATCCCATAGGGGGTCCCGCCGTTCGAGTTTTTAAACCGGCTTAATCACGGCGGCGCCTGGCTCGCTCGTACGATTGGCACCAACTGATTTGTGCAATTTGACCTTGACCAAGTCGAACCCGAGAGGAGGCCCCCGATGTAGCCGCGTCTGCAGCCCTCCCCCAAGACCAACTCCCCCGGCTTTGCTCACCAGGAGCCCCGATGTCCGCCATCATCCGCGTCGTCAAGCAGATCATCGTCCACCACTCCGAGAGCGGCCGGGACACCACCACCCTCGCGATGATCGACGCGTGGCACGAGGCCAACGGCTGGGGCGTCCAGGTGGGCAGCCGCGTGATCCACTGTGGCTACCACGGCGTGATCACCGGCGATGCCAAGTTCCACGTGGCCCGGCCGGCCACCGTCCAGGGCGCCCACGCCTACGGCCACAACGCCGAGACGGTGGGCTACTGCCTCACCGGCATGAACGACTGCACGGACGCCCAGGTGGAGACGCTGATCCAGGTCTGCGCCGCCCAGTGCAAGAAGGCCAGGGCCGGCGACACCCGCGACGGCGTCCTCTGGCTCGTCACGCCGGACTCCATCCTGGGCCACCGCGACGTCGATCCGACCGACTGCCCCGGCGATGCCCTGTACGCCCGCTTGCCTGAGGTTCGGCGCCGCGTGGCGGCCTATCTCGCCTCGTAACCCCCACCGCGTTCTGACGCAGAAAGGCCCCCCCATGAAGCGCCCTGCCACCCTCGTCCTCGCCGCCCTCTGCGCCATCGCGCTCCACGCCGCCGTCGCGGTCGCCGCGCCTGCAGCGGCCACGCCAGCCCCCGCCCCTGCGCCCGACCTGTTCGCCTCGGTCACCGTGGTGGCAAACTTCCTGCTGGCGCACTGGCAGGACCTGGGCACGCTGCTCGCCACCCTGGTCGCGATGTACGCGGCCTTCCGCCAGCACCAGTGGGACAAGCTCGTGCAGCTCGCCGGCGGCATCGCCTTCAACGTGGCGACCCTGACCAACCTGGACAACGCCGCCAAGCGCAAGGAGGTCGAAGACCGCCTGTACACGGCCACGCCCGTCTGGATGCACCTGCTCTTCGGCCAGGCCCAGTTCGAGATGGCCTGCGAGGCCGGCTGGCAGCTCATCGCCAAGCCCAAGACGGCGGCCTAGCCGATGGATTGGAACCTTGTCGGGCTGGTCTGCGGCATCATCGCGCTGTGGAGCAGCCTCATCATCGCCACGCTCAAGTGGATCGTGGACCGCACGGAGCAGCAGATCGCGCAGCGGCTGGAGCTGCTGAGCAAGACGATCGACGGCTTCCGCGGCGAGGTCCACAAGCTGGAGCTGGAGCTGGAACGCTTCAAGCGCGAGGCCGCGGAGCGCTTCGTGGGGCGCGAGGACTGGATCCAGTTCGGCATCGCCATCGAAGCCAAGATCGACCGCCTGGGAGGGAAAATCGATGCCGTCGCCCGATGAGATCCAGCTGGAGCGCCACCAGCGCGAGGAGTCGCGCTGGTACTTGCTGCGCATCCTCTACATGGCCCGGCCCTACAGCCTGACGGAGACCACCGTCTTGAAGTCGCTGCAGGGCGCCGACCTGCCCATCACGCCCAACGTGCTGCGCCAGGAGCTGGACTACCTGGCGGCCAAGGGCTTGGTGGACATCGTCACCAAGAAGGGCGGCGTCTGGCGCGCGAAGCTCGCGGCCTACGGCATCGACGTGGTCGAGTACGCCAAGGACGCGCCGGCCGGCATCGCCCGCCCCGACGAGGCGTAGGCCGTGCCGCGCCGCAGCACCGTCGATCTGCTGCCCCAGGCGGTTCGGACCTGGCTCGACAAGGCGCTGGTGGAAGGCGCCTTCGGCGGCTACGAAGCGCTGTCGGCCGAGATGGCGAGCCGGGGCTACACCATCAGCCGCTCGGCGCTGCAGCGCTACGGCTCCAAGTTCGAGGACCAGCTGGCGAAGATCAAGCTGGCGGCGCACCAGGCCACGGCCATCGCGGAGGCGCTGCCGGACGACGCCGGCCAGCTGGGCGATGCCGTGACGCGCATCGTCCAGCAGAAGGCCATGGACCTCCTGATGGACATGGAGCTGGAGGCCGACAAGGAGAGCTTCACGGACGTGGGCACGATGCTCGCCAAGCTCAACGCCGCCGGCGTGCAGCAGAAGAAGTGGGCCAGCGAGGTCAAGCAGCGCGCCAAGGCCACCGCCGAAGAGGTGGCGACCGTGGCGAAGGCGGCGGGGCTGACGCCCCAGGCCGTGAGCGAGATCCGCTCCAAGATCCTCGGCATCGCGAAATGAGCACCCCGCCTCCCGTTCTGCTGCCCTACCAGCAGCGGTGGATCGCCGACAAGTCCCAGGTCCGCGTGTGCGAGAAGTCGCGCCGCGTGGGCCTGTCCTGGGCGCAGGCCGCGGAGTCCGCCCTGGTGGCCGCCGCCGAAGACGGCATGGACACCTGGTACGTGGGCTACAACAAGGACATGGCCATGGAGTTCATCCGCGACGCGGGCGACTGGGCCAAGGCCTACCAGCTGGCCGCCGACGAGATGGAAGAGGTGGTGCTGAAGGACGGGGACAAGGACATCCTGGCCTTCCGGATCAACTTCCCCAGCGGCTTCCGCATCACGGCGCTCTCCAGCCGCCCCAGCAACCTGCGCGGCAAGCAGGGCCTGGTCGTGATCGACGAGGCCGCGTTCCACCCGGAGCTGGCTGAGCTGCTCAAGGCCGCCCTGGCCCTGCTCATCTGGGGCGGCAAGGTGGTGGTCATCAGCACCCACGACGGCGTCGAGAACCCGTTTAACGAGCTGATCAACGACGTGCGCGCCGGCAAGCTGCCGTACAGCGTCCACCGCATCACGCTGGATGACGCCCTGGAAGACGGCCTGTACCGCCGCATCTGCCTCAAGCTGGGCATCACCTGGACCGCGGCGGCGGAGGAGGCCTGGCGGGCGGACCTGGTCCGGACCTATGGGGCCGGCGCGGACGAGGAGCTGTTCTGCGTGCCCAGCCAGTCCGGCGGCGCCTACTTGAGCCGCGCCACCGTCGAGCAGTGCATGGACGAGGCGCTGCCGGTGCTGCGGCTGGAGCTGCCGGACGGGTTCGCGCAGCTCTCCGACACGATGCGGGCGCAGCAGGTCCAGGGCTGGCTTGACGAGTACGTGCTGCCGCTGCTGCAGGCGCTGGACCCGCAGGCCGTCAGCTACTTCGGCGAGGACTTCGGCCGCTCCGGAGACCTGACGGTGCTGGTGCCGCTGCTGGAAGACGGCGGGCTGCGGCGGCACGTGCCCTTCATCATCGAGCTGCGCAACTGCCCCTTCAAGCAGCAGGAGCAGATCCTGTTCTACGTGGTGGACCGGCTGCCGCGCTTCCGCGCCGGCGCGATGGACGCCCGCGGCAACGGTCAGTACCTGGCCGAGGTGGCCGCCCAGCGCTACGGCTACGTCCGGATCGCCCAGGTCATGCTCACCAACGACTGGTATCTCAAGGAGATGCCGCGCTACAAGGCCGCCCTGGAGGACAAGCAGGCACGCATCCCGAAGGACGCGGAGGTCCTGGCCGACCACCGCCTGATCCAGGTCATCAAGGGCATCCCGAAGCTCCCGGACAACCAGCGCACCAAGGACGCCAAGGGCAACCAGCGCCACGGCGACTCCGCGGTGGCCTGCGTGATGGCCTGGCACGCCGGCGGGCTCAACGTGGCCCCGATCGAGTTCAAGACGACCGGCCAGAAGCGCGCCAGCTTCGGGACCCGGGACTACATGGGGGGGTACTAAGTGGACACGCCGGTTTCGAGCGAGCAGAACCTGAGCCGCGAGCCGCTGACGCGCGAAGTCGCCACCGTCCAGCGGGACTTCCACGTCCTGTACTACGCCGGCATGATGCGTCCGAACGACGACACGCTGCTGACGCGCGGCGGCGGCGCGGGCCTCAAGATCTACGACGACCTGGAGCGGGACTGCCACGCCTATGCCGTGCTCCAGAAGCGCAAGATGGCCGTGATCTCGCGGGACTGGGTCGTTGAGCCCGCCAGCTCCAGCCGCCTGGACAAGAAGGCCGCCGACCTGGTCAAGACGGCCCTGACGGACATGGGCTTCGACTACCTCTGCCTGGAGCTGCTGGACGCGGTGCTCAAGGGCTTCGCCGTGGGCGAGATCATGTGGCAGCGGGACGGCGCCTTGATCATCCCGACCGAGATGCGGCCGCGGGACCAACGCCGCTTCAGCTTCACCACCGAGTGGGAGCTGCGGCTGCTCACCTGGGAGAACCTGATCCAGGGCGTGGCGCTGCCGGACCGGAAGTTCATCGTCCACCGCTTCGGCGCCAAGGATGGCAACCCATTCGGCCTGGGGCTGGGCAACAAGCTCTTCTGGCCGGTCTTCTTCAAGCGCCAGGACATCACGTTCTGGCTGACCTTCGCCGACAAGTTCGGCAGCCCGACGGCCGTGGGCGAGTACCCGCCCGGCTCGCCGGTTGAAGAGCAGAACAAGCTCCTGGACGCGCTGGGCGCCCTTTCGCAGGAAGCCGGCGTCATCATCCCGCAGGGGATGGTCATCAAGCTGCTGGAGGCGGCGCGCTCGGGCTCCGTGGACACCTACGAAAAGCTGGCCCGCTACATGGACGAGCAGATCAGCGAGGCCGTCCTGGGCGAGACGCTCTCGACTAACATCACGGGCGGCGGTAGCCGCGCGGCCGCCCAGACGCACAACGAAGTCCGCCAAGAGCTGACCAAGGCCGACGAGGGCCTGCTGGCCGACACGCTGAACAAGACCTTGGTGCGCTGGACCACGGAGCTGAACTACCCCGGCGCCACGGCGCCCAAGGTGCGTCGGGTGATGGACGAGCCGGAGGACCTCGACAAGCGCGCGGAACGGGACGGCAAGCTCTACCTCCTGGGGTTCGAGCCGACCGAGGAGTACGTGCGCGAGACCTACGGCGCTGGCTATGCCAAGCGCCAGGCCCCTGCCACGCCCCCGGCGCCCACCGGCGAGGAGCCGCCGGCCCAGGAGTTCGAGGAAGGCGAAGAGCCGGACACCCCGGACCGCTACGCCGACCAGGCGGGGGCCAAGGCGCCTGCCGCGATGGACCCGTTGGTGGACCCGATCCGCCACCTGGTGCAGCACGCCGGCAGCCTGGAGGAGATCCGAGACGGCTTGCTGGACCTCTACCCGCAGCTGGACGGCGCGCAGCTCGTCGGCCTGGTGCAGCGGGCGCTCGCCGCGGGCACGCTGGCGGGCCGCCAGGAGGTGGCCGATGGCCGGTAGCTTCTGGGAGCGGGTGGCCTACGACCAGGTGCTCAACGGCTTCCGTAAGCCGCAGTTCCGGCACACGCTGCTGGACTCGATCGTGCTGACCATCCTGGGGTGGCGCTGATGGCCGTGCAGTACGGCTCGCTGCCGTTTGAACAGGCGATCCGCTACTTCCGGGGCAAGCAGAACCTGCCCACGGAGCGCTGGAACGACCTCTGGCAGGGCGAGCACGCCCGCGCGTTCGTGGTGGCCGGCGCGACCAAGGCGGAGCTGCTGGCCGACCTCCGCACGGCGGTGGACAAGGCGATCGCCGAGGGCACCACGCTGGAGACCTTCCGCAAGGACTTCGACGGCATCGTGGCGAAGCACGGCTGGAGCTACAACGGCGGGCGCAACTGGCGCACCGAGGTCATGCTGAACACGAACATCCGCACGGCCTACGCCGCGGGTCGTTACCAGCAAATGACGGACCCGGACGTGCTGCGCGATCGCCCGTTCTGGCTGTACCGGCACGGCGACAGCATCCATCCGCGGCTGCTCCACAAGTCGTGGGACGGAAAGGTGCTGCCGGCCAGCGATCCATGGTGGCACACCCACTTCTGCCCCAACGGCTGGGGCTGCAAGTGCAAGGTCCTGACGCTCTCGCGGGCGGACCTCGCGGACATGGGCAAGGACGGGCCGGACGAGGCGCCCGATGACGGCACCTACGACTGGACCGACAAGGTCACCGGCCAGGTCCACCAGGTGCCCAACGGCATCGATCCGGGCTGGGCCTACAACCCGGGCGAGGCGGCCTGGGGCCGGCCGGTGGCCCAGCAGGCGATGGCCGAGGGCCAGGCGTTGCGGCGAGACGCCTGGGATACGCTCACGCCCGGGGACTGGAGCACGGCGGAGCGGCCCGAACGGCTGCCGGTGCCGCGCACCACGCACCCGATCGACCCGCCGCCGAAGAGCATGGTGGAGCTGCGGCAGGAGCTGGGCCAGCTGCTGGGCGGCGAGGAGCAGGTGTTCGAGGTCGGCACCTGGCGGCTGCCGGTGCTGGTGGACGGCGAAGCCCTGGCGGCGGCCGTGCCCTTGACCGACGCGCCCACGCTGGCGCTGATGCCCGAGGTTTTCAGCCGGCCGGACGAGGTCTGGGTGAGCTTCGAGCGCCTGAAGAAGACGGGCCGCGTGGCCCTCAAGGCGCGGGTGGTCAAGGCGGTCAAGGCCGGCGGCGAGCACCTGGTGCTCGTGGCCGGCGTGAACGAGCGCGGCGTGCTGGAGAGCTGGACGGCGCTGCCGGCGGCGGATGCCGAGGCGGTGAACGACTACCGGCGAGGCCGCCTGGTGCCGGCGCGATGAGCGGGATCAAGATCGAGCTGGAGCTGCAGGACGCCGCCTTCCGCAAGGCGATGGCGGACCTGGCGGCACGGGGACGCTCGCTGCGGCCCGCCTTCAAGAGCATCGGCGAGGCCATGTTGCTCTCGACGGAGAACCGCTTCCGGGACCAGAAGGGGCCGGACGGGCAAGCCTGGGCGCCGCTCTCCAAGCGCTACCTCAAGAAGAAGAAGGGGCCGAAGATCCTGACGGAGTCCAGCCGCCTGCGCGGCTCGATCGCGTACAAGGTCGGCGACCAGGAGCTGGCCTGGGGCACCAACGTCATCTACGGCGCCATCCACCAGCTCGGCGGCACCATCAAGCAGGAGGCCCGCCGGCAGACCAACGCCCACGGGGCGCGTGGCGGGTTCATGAGCCGCGCGGCCGCCGGCAAGACCAAGGGCATCAAGGCGCCCAAGGTGGCCGGCGAGGGGGCCAGCACCCGCGTGAGCTACTCCAACATCGGAGCCCGGACCATCAAGATGCCGGCGCGGCCCTACCTGGGCGTCAGCACCAGGGACAAGGAGCGCATCCTGGGCATCATGATCGACCACCTGCAGCGCGCGGAGTAGTCCATGGCGGACCGGCAGCTGCAGCGCGCCAAGCAGTGCGGGCGCAAGGTGCGGTACAAGCGCCTCGCCGACGCCTTGAAGGCTCGCCAGGAGATTTACAGGCGCCACAACGACCGTATGAACGCCTACAAGTGCCCGTTCTGCCGCCGGTGGCACCTCGGGCACTCCGCCCCGTGGCGCAAGCCCAAGCGGCAGCGGCTCCAGGAGGCCACCCGCGCCATCCCGATCGCGGAACAGGCGACCAAAAATCATTTTCGAGACCAAAACGATCGCTTGCCAGGGGAAAACGATCGCTTGCCGGGGGAATCCGATCCAACTTTTCGTCAAACCAGGTGAAACGATCAAGTTGGATCGTTTGCCCGAAAAGACCCTTTACGACCCGCTCGAACCCAAATCGGAGACCTCGATCAAGTTCCTCACTTTGGGTGGTGTCTTACACCTGGCGCACCCGCCAGCCGTGGACCTCCACCCGGCCGGTGGCCACGGCCTCTTGCAGCAGCCGCTCC